CCATTAGCATATAGATATAATATATAATCATATATTTGGCCGCCATATCGAATAATCATATAAATGCTTTCAGCTTTATAACTCTATCAAGATAGTTTTTAGCATACTCTGATAAATCAAGAACATAAATTTCGGGCCAATCAATTTTATTGCCAATAATAAAATAAGTATTGCCGCAAAACACACTGCGTATTCTAAAGCCAACGGCAAGATATAAGCTTTTTTTATCTGGCACCGGATGTGGTGTCATAGAATCATCTAATACAAATAAATGATATAATATTTCATATTTGCCATCGAAAAAACTATTAACTTTTATCATAAAAATGCTTTCAGCTTTATAACCCTATTGTAATAGTCTTCTGCCTCTGGCTCAATATATTGATTATATGTATTGTTCCACTCAATATGATCTTTTTCAATAGAGCCTGCACAACTAAATGCCCCACCGTCAATCCACGTATTCCATCCAATTAAAACTACCTTATCAGGTTCGTCTTTCATAAAATGAAGAGTATATGTATATCTGTTAGATATATATTTAATTTCCATTGCTTTTCTTACTATCAAATATTGACATGATTGCATCAACCATATCAGCGGCTTCCCTAGCCTGATCAGAAAGTCCCATATCAGACATGGCATCGCGGTAATCTGCTAGGGTATTTACAAACTTCATGGTTGCTTCATCAACACCAAGATTATAGATTTCGTCAAGCTCTGCATCAGCAAAAAATCGTGCCATAATATATTCTCCAATAAAAAGGGCCGCCTTGGGCGGCCCATAAGGTTTTTAGTTTAGAACACTTGTCGTGTCTTTATGCTTTACTTCATAGAGATAAATAAGTCTCAAACAGTCCTCTGCCTGTGATCCCGCTTCACCAAAATATGGATTTGCAATTATTTTATTCAAGAAAAACTTAATATACGGTAAATACTTTTGTTCAACTTTACCGCTATTTATAGCGTCTTCAACTCCCATGTCTAATATGTTTTCGATTTTAGATTGAATCTGATTACCGAGTTGGCTAAATTCTTTGCAAATGCTAATGATATCATCAAGGCATAATGGAATGCTAAATCCGTCATCATTAGACGTTGTTGCTTGTGTGGCCGCTGTCATGTTAATCGTATTGAGATGTTCTACAAGAGTCATGATAGAACTCCTTATCTATATATGGTTGAAGCTTTAAGCTTGAAATGAGATAATTGCACCTCCTTTGTTAATCAATAACATGCGATTTTATTGCTATTTATCTGTCGAAATCCCCATTATCTAATTGATCATAGAGGACATCAACTCCAAACGTATTATACAGTTTTTCAATCCTTTTTCTAATATCAGGATACTTGGAGGATAAATCAGTTATAGCGTCATCGCCATCTACAATTTCATAGAAAATTGACGTCACAATATCAATATTGGTTTTATTTTCCAGTCTTTCCAGCTCATCAATTAAGAAATCAACATCATCCTCTTCAACAGCATGAGAGAACGCTGGAGCGGTTGTATTTGGCGTATTAAGCCAATACTCTTGATTTGCCCGTCTATATGAAGCAAAATGAACTAAAACTTGCTTATTCTCAAAGGTTCGTGGAACGAACGTCAAAACCTCTAAATCTATATAGTTGGCATATACAATGTATCTACCAGAAGCATCTGTTGCAACATCTGAAAACCACGGCTTATCTTTGCACAGATCGAATAACTTATTCATAATTGCTTTCCCTTTATTTAAGGAGTTCGTTTGTAGTTTTTAGTTCTAAATACTTATTATATTTTCTTGTAAGAAAAATATTAGCATCTTTATATAGATAGCTCATTAATTTTTCTATTTGCCTATTGCCACGTATTCGAAGATTGAAGTTATTATTTTTTCTATTTTTATATCTTTTAGATATAAAAGAATTAATTTCTATAGTTTGAAAAACAGATTGAAGAGACACTAAAAACTCTTTAGTAGAAAGAATACTGACATCTGATCTATGATATGGCTTGATACTATTTTTACGAGCTTCTTTATAGTTAGAAAGACATCCGTCTCCATCAAAATATCCACGAATAAAATGAGAATATAAAGATTTATCAAGCCATTCTGGGAACGTAAGTATAAAGGTCTTTTTAGGCGGACAACCTAATTCAGTTAATTTTGTTGCTATATGTTTATTACATACATCAACATAAAATAAGTTTTGCCCTTTCTTGCCCTTCGGTTGCTTATAATATTTGGCTCTTATTTGGCCAAAAATAAATATAGAAAACTTTTCTATAATTTCTTTATCCTGTTCCGCTAAACTTAATCTTGTCCTATTAGTTTTAGAAACATTTCCATCAGCATACAAAAATCCTAACCAATATGCTTTTTCTTCTGAATCTATATTATCAAATATAGATTCATTTATTGGATATTTTTGTTTTGCGCGCGATCGATCTCGAACTTTTAGGCCCGCTTTCGTAAACTCTTTCTGTATAACACAATCACTACACCCAAACATTTTGCCAATCTGTCGAGTGGGTAAGCGTTGCACAATGTATATTTTATATGCTTCCGCAACTTGTTCATCGGTTAAAATACGTTTCATACATAGTGATATATCAGCTGCAATGATTATTTTAATAGTTCATCTGTTAAATCTTGAAGAAGCTGAAAATCTTCTACCGATCGATACTCTTTAGGTATCAAATCTAATCCATATAACGTTCCTGCAAGTGCGCCAGTAATTGCTCCGATCGTGTCGCAATCGCCACCCGCCTTAACGGCAAGAACAACGGAATCCTTAAAATTATCTGTGGCTGCAAGACAATAGAATGCCGCTCCAACTGTTTCAGCAACATATCCGCTTGTTCCAATATCAGCAAGAGCATCTAATGGTGAAGTTTGCATCTGTAAATGATCTGTTGCCATAATTAGCTTATTCTTAACATCAGAGTCGATAATGGCGTCTCGTATCTCTTCAATGACCGAAACACGATCATGAGTTCCATTAGCAAGAAATGATGTCCCTAATGCTACCGCAACAGAGCCCATCTTTGCCTCAAATGAATTATGAGTAATAGAAGCGTCAGTCATGGCGTGTTCCATAACTTTTAGCGGTTCCTTGCGAAAGTAAAGACCAATTGGGCTTACTCTCATAGCGGTCCCATTACCGGCAGCAGGTCTTCCATCTTCCGTATGAGTTGCTCCACAAGTTCTCCAATCAGCGCCCATCTTAAGATGCATTAGAGAGCCAGCAGTTGTGCTGCCTATTCCACGAGTTTCCCCGCTATTATACCAAGCAAGGTATTGTTCGGCTACATTTTCTGGATCGAACCCCTTACACTGCACAAGACTCAATGAAAGACAGATTGACATAAACGTATCGTCAGAATAGTTGCCAGCCTTGCTATTACGGTGGAAAGTTGCTCCATCCTTAAATAGACCGTCCCAAGCCTGTAATGCGGGAGAGGATGCAGATTTCATCTCAAATGGGACGCCAAGAGCATCGCCAATCGCGCACCCGGCAAGTGTTGCTATCTTATTCATATTCTTTCCTTTATAAAAACGCTTTCAGTTTAATCATTCTCAACATTTGTTGTTCGGTATATTCTTTGTCACCAAAGAAATATTGAATAGGATTATGTCGCCATCTTCTGGCTATAATTTGGTGTGGAAGAATATTCTCAATCTTTACATACCAACAATCATAATTAAGATATGCATCCATAGAGATTTCAACAGTCCCTATGTCTTCCCAAAACTTCTTTATATCTGGATGCATTGGTCTTGACATTATAGAAATGCTTTCAGTTTAATCATTCTCAACATTTGTTTTTCAGTATAGGAGAACTTACTACCAGCAGGATAGTAATATTTGCTATTAGCATCGAAAACCTTAGCAATACAAGCATCATTTGGCCTCATATCAATCCACCAATATATGATACCATTCCAAATGGAATTATGAATATTATATCCTATGTCTTCCCAAAACTTCTTTATCTCTTCATTCATTTTTTATTAGCTAAATTAAAATTAGAAAATCTCTTATCATCAGTAACTTCTTTAACTGATTTCAAGAATGGAGGAAACTCTACCGTATCATCAATGTCATTCAGTTCAATTTCAAGTATCGCTAAACCTTTTAATCTGCCCTTAAAGACATCAAGCTCAAATGTTTGATCATTATACTCAAAAACAAATCTAGTCTTTTCAATTTCGGCCTTATCTGGATGAGTATTTTTCAGATGCTTTTCATATTCTGATTTAGAAATCGAATACTCTTTTTCCTTATGAACGCCAGTTTCTATTGGAAACTTTTGATTAAAGTCATAAGAAACTTCTTTATCACCAGTCAATCCAGCAATTGTTTTCCTAACTCTTGCCGAAGGTTCTTTGCCTTCTGGTTTAAGATAAGATTGTTGTATTCTTTTGATATCTACAAGATCGTCAAACAATTCACTTAATGCGGCCCAAGAGGAAGGCAGCTTAACGATAAACTTTCTCTCTGATTCTTTACTAATTGTCATACTCAGTTTGTCATTTTATTGGCATCACTGGCAGCTTTATATGCAGGATCAAAATAATAAAGAATTAAGTGGCTTGATGTCTCTTGTTCTCCAAGCTTTATTGTCAATCCAAAATCTTCAATAGATAGTCTATCAAAATCTGGTTCCGGTCCTTCGCCAGTTGATTTGAACCAGTCTAAAGGAATATCAATCTCTTTGCTATCTACTTTCATTAGGACGACTTCACCAACCTGAAAATCAATAAATCCAGTTACAAATAGTCCTGCCTGCTGCTCTTTTGGAAGATGTTTTACTTCCTCAAACTCTTCTGGAGAAAGTTGCGCGATTGGCCCAATTGTTTTATTACCCATGATGATCCCATCGTTCTTCGGCTTTGGAAGGATTTAATATCTTTCCGTTCTCATCAACTTCTATAGCTTCATAGCAGATATCATCACAATATCTTTCATCATCAAGCTCGGCATAGGCTTCTGCCTCTGCTTCTGAATTGAAAAATCTAACAAAGGCTGAGCCACCGCCGCCATTCTGTATATATACCCAAAATCCAATTTTCATAGCGTCTTCTTTAATGCTGCAATTTCTTCTGGTGAAAGTTTTGCCTTTGCTGCTTCTGCTAATTTCAAGTCCTTTTCTTTTTGTTTTGCTCTTTTGGTTTTTAAGGCTTCTTTACGGGCAATTTCCTGTTGAAAGAATAGCTCTTTGCCTTTTGCAAGCTCTCCCTCAAATGGCTCAAATAACCACCTTGTAGGTATGCTATTATAGAATTGCCATTCATCACCATCTTTATCTATAATGGTAATAGACCCGCTATTATATTCTTCTTCGTGTCTATCAAAATCAAGAACAAGCCCGCTAATCTCATCAGAGGCATAGTTACGCCATAGATTGCCAACTTCACCCTCTTCTGCGCCCTCAAAATACCAAGTATCAAGATTAATCCCCCACATACTAAACATGGTATAGATAATGTAATTCAATCGATCAATAATCTCTCCTTCGAGAAGATTAAGCTTATTTCGTAATTCCTTACAATGTGTAATGGTATCGGCTGAAATTGGTTTAACAAATGTTACATTATTCATTTTCTTTTGCCTTTATTAAAACCGTCTCAAAACATAAACCTTATCTTCAAGTTCATCATTCTTATCTTGTAGTTTTTTAATCTTTTGCTCATAGAAATCGAAAATAAGTTTTAGATTTGGAAACTCGCCGGCCTTAATAGCCTTCAAGTTTTCTAAACATGATTTATATACATTAAGGCCAAATGGAGGCCCTGCCGCTGCACTTATATCTTCTATCTCATCTTCGAGCCATTTGATCATATGATCAATTTCATAATTGATTGCTTCTAACTTTTCTTTCATCTTAATATCTTGCATACACGTATCCCGTCCTTTGGAGAAGTTAATCATTAAAAATTGCCGCGTCAAGGGCGCAGTGATTTTTATAAATTGACGGACAGGTCTTGCCCGTATTTTTCTATCATAGAATTGGCAATACTTTCAATCTTTGCCATATACTTTCGCTTATAATACTCTGACTTTGGAGGCTCTGGAACCGGAAGTCTTTCCCTCAAACAAAGCTGAACGTCTCTTGAATACTTTCCGGCACACTGACGAGAACAGAATAAACCTACTCGGCCCTTCTTGGCTTTATCTCTAACCAATCTTGGAGAGCGTTGAAACTTTTTGCCACATTGAGGACAGGTTAAATCAAGCAGCTTAACACGCCTTGTATCATCTGCCGAATGTTCATCCCTTGGAACGATGCGTAAGTTCTCGATACTATTATTGTCTTTGTCAGTATCCCAATGATCGACAGTCTCTGTATTAGAATCCAGCGGCCTTCCCATATGTTGTTCCATAATATACTTGGGCCAACTTATGGTCCTTCTATTGCCTTCATCATCAATAACTATGACAATTTTACGCCCAGAGTCACCTTTATCATAAGGTCCGAATACTCTTTCGGCAGTCGCAAGAAGAGAATAAAACTCTATTGTTTCAATTAGGTTACCAAACTTTTTCACATATCAATGCAATATTATTGGTTGGCAGGTCATATTGAAACATTATTATATGGTAAAGAACGTCGATTATATTACGAAATTAGCTGCACAATTTGAGAAGCTTGCCACAGATATGACCAAAGAAGAGGCAGAAGCTATTCTTAATATGCCGCCAGAATATACTCCACATATGTTAAGAGACATATTTAGAGGGGCTATTCTAAAGTTTCATCCTGATAGAAACAAATTGCCAGATGCTCACGAAATGACAAAAAGCATTATTGAGGCGTATAAAATATTAAAGCCCCACGCAAAAGAAAACCGCTCTCCGATAATCGTCGAACCTAAAAAGGAACAACCAATTCATCATGAGCGCGGTTCTCTTATAGATACCTGGATTTAAGGCAGCTTAATAACCTTTGCTGCGGCAGCAAAATCTGCTTCCGCCTTTTTAATCTCTGCCTCAATATCTTCACCAGCATTCATAAGACTGCCATGAACCTTTGCGACTTCTACTTCAACGGCTTCTTCGCCATATTTAATGAAGCCTTCAACTTTTTGAGTGTCCGCCTTGACTTCTGCTACAATGGCCTTTTCTTCTGTAATAATCCAAGTCCAAAAGCGTTCAATCAAATAACATACCGTTGCGCCTGCGCCAAAACCAATAACTAACTCTAACATTTAACAATCTCCTTTTACGTGTGAATCTGACAGAAAGCGTGACGGACTTTTCCGTTTGGGCTAACAAATACAAATCCTTTAAGCAAATCTCCGTCATCTAATGCTTTATTAACAAAGATAAACTCAAGCAATTTATCATTACCCTTTATTGTATCTATAAAGCTTAATTCCCAATTCTCTGGCTTTGCCGCTTCATTTTGTAGGAAAGGTAAAAACTGATTTGGGTTTTCTATAAGAGAAGAATAATCTCCATATGGAGCAATATTCTCAATATCAACAAGCAATTCTTCTGCTCGTTGTTTAAGCGAAGCTGTTAAGACTTCATAGCAATCTTCTAACTTCAAATCGACCTGAGAGAGAATACATTCAACTAATTTTTCTACTGTCTCGATATCTTTATCGAGCTTTAAATCTTTGAAACTTTCTAACATTTAATCTGGTTCCTTTATTACTGTATGTCGTGTTTTATTTACTCCATCTAAATAATTTTGTTTTGCTGATAACGGTCGTAAATTACTTAAAGCCCAACAATACTGAAACTCATGATCTTCCATTGACGTATAATGAAAAGTTGCATGTGGTTTTATATGATCTATCTGCCATGTCCAAGTAGATTGATCGTTATCATCCCAAATTTTAGAGTTATACTTGCCACGATTACCCCAATTCATCCATGGCTCAAATTGTTTTTCTAAATGCTCTTTTAATTCTTGTATAGTATAAGGAACATATTTTATACAGGACTGGCCATTTTTAGAGGCACTTAATGATTTTAAGCGCTTATTAATTGCTCTCGATATGTCAGATCTAATTCCAAATGACGGATCTTTTTTTCTTCTTTTATTTTGATTTAAATTTTGGCGTTTTCTTATTTTAGTCTTATTGAGTTTATAATATTGTTTTCCAGAATTACTAATTTGCTCTTTATTAGCTTTTTTATATTCTTTTCGTATAAGGCGAATAGCCTCTTTATTATTTTCGGAATATTTCTTCCTTAATATTTTAAGTTTTTCCTTATTGAGCTTATTATATTCTTTTTGCTGTTGTTTTATTTTTTCTTTATTATTTTTATTATATATTTTCCTATATTTAGACATACATTGTTTACATTGATTCCTCGATGATTCAAAATCAATATCTTCTTTTTCAATATTACATTTTATACAAAACTTCATATGATTAGATTCTTATTAAAACTCCATGGTGGAAATAAACTTTGCATATTAATATGACAGCGCTCATGCTCTTTCATCCGTTGCAAAAATCCATATTCAGATTGACAATCTTCGCATCTTCCACTATGAACTTTATATAAAAACTGAACGGCAAATGCCGGTATAATCCAACCCATAATCTTAAAATCTGGACATTTACCAGTAATTAAAATCATTGGAATGAGATTTTGATCTCTGTTTGTTAACACAAGGCCATATCCAGGATCAGCCGTGTATCTGACATTTACTCCGCCATTAACACTAATGACATCTGGTTCGTCATGGAATTGATTAATACCAATTACTTTGGCTGTTCCGCCTCCCCAACGAACTACGGCCAGCTCTGACTGCTTTGCAGCAATAGAACGAGCAAGGCTATCTCCTTCATCGCCAGAGAATGATCTATCATTGAGCCCAAGTCTTGCTGACTCCGACTCTTGTAGTGTCCCCATATCTATTCCAAGCTGAATCTCATCTTGAGATATTGTTACCGAAACCCATAAGTCTGGACTATTTAGTTCAAGACTTTTTGCTTTTAATCTCTTTATCTTATCCATCTTAATCTTCATCAATCTTATTTGCATCATACCAAACATCATATTGATCACCAAAAGATTGTTTGGCTTGTGTAATCATATCGGTTAAGATCGCTTTCTCTTCCTCAATATCTACATAAGCAGGATGCCACTCTTCACTATACTTAATATAGTCTTCTTGTTCATTAATACAAAAGAAAATATGATTGGCACTAAATTGCCGGAAATCCATTCCACAAATAATTCCATCGACACTTGGTTTGTCTCTGGTAATTTCTACTAAACAATCTGCAAACTCATCTAACATAATTTGTCGATTTCTTAGATAATCTTTTCTGGCTTCTTCTGGCGTATCTGGCTTGGTCGGCTCTATAATTTTTGGTTTTTTAGTTTTTACTTTAAGTTGTTTCGCAAGTTTTTTAACTTCTTCTGTCTTCTTTTTTGACGCTTTCATCTTACCCTCGCGTTTTATTATATCCGCACCAAAAGCGTTTTTGCAAAGTCCATCAATATTTGTCGCTCATTCATTTCTGGATTTTTTTCTACAAGCTCCTTAACAGATTTAAGAATTTTTCCCAATTCTGGTCCTGGTTTTAATCCAAACTCTTTCATCAAATCATTGCCAGATATAGCTAATGTTGAGGGTTTCTGTGGATTTAGCTCTATACCTTCGTCCCATCTTTTGAGAAGATAATCTTTTTGAGGATAAGGCTTATCAGCAAAACCAAGTCGTCCCGTGGAATCAGACTCACAGGTTGTTACGAAATCTATAAACTTTTGTTTATCATTCTTGAATAAATCAAACAGCCTATGTAATGCGGCCGGTGATAATTCTTCTGCTATGTGGCAAGTTAAATGATACTCTGTTACCAGTTTAGCAAACTCTTTCCACTCTGGCGGAACACCAAGAAGATCGCAAATCTTTTCTGTATATGGAACGCCAATCTCTTCATGACCATGCTGTTTTGGCCATTGGTTTTTATCAGTATATGATTTGCCAACATCATGCAGCACGGCAGCAAGCCAAACCATTGGATCATTTGACTTCTTTCTTGCCTGATCATAAACCAAATTAGTATGAAGTAATTGATTCTTTTCTGGATGATGGACAAGTAGGCCGGCAGGAACTTCTACTTGTTTAGCAATATCTGGAATCTCTCCGGCCTCAAATGAGCGACCTTCACCAAACTCATATTTCTTTCGTAAAAGGTCAGCCTCTTCTGGATCAGATAATCTCCACCATTCTTTTTCTGCGCCAGTCTTACACATTGTAGTTCTTAATGCTTTCATGGCTTTTGACTCAAACTCTCTTGCGAGTTCTAAAAGCCTATCTTTTCTATTTTCTTCTTTTTCTATTGCAACTTTACCATAAAGGTGATCTAAAAGTTGCTTAATCTTTGGCCCTGGTTTAAGATTTAGCTCTGTCATTAAGTCATTACCAGAAATGTCTAATTCCTTTTTATGGATTGGGGCTTCTGTTAATAAGGCTTCAAGCTCTTGTCGAGCCGGCAAACCAAGCGATTTAGCAAAATCTAAAAACTCTGCGAGGGATTTTTCATATCCTTCTGGAGCGTTATTCTTAATGAATGAAAGAAACTTTCTTGCTCCAACAGGAGTAGATTCAGAATGAAACTTAACAAACTCTTGCATTGCCACGTTTAAGAAAACGATTTTCTTAATCTCATCATTAGAGAATTTTAACTCTCTCAATGTAGATTCAAGCTCTGGCCTATTTAGTTTATGGAGCAAAATAGCCATCTTTGTTTCCATACTTCCTTGGCTTGAATCAATTGCCGAGAAAGTTGAAGCAACAATTCCGCTATTGAATGCTGTCCCAAGAACACCCATGGCACCAGTATTAAGCAATATGGCAAGGCCAACAGAAGGATGTGAAGTTACCAAAGTCTTGGTAAGTTCGTCTCTCATTCTTTCTTTTGATACCTTACTTAAAACGTCAAGGTTGTTTGTAATAGCTTGTTGCGTCCCAGGATCAACAGTAAATCCAAGACGAGCAGCAAATCTTGCAACTCGCATTGTTCTTAAACCGTCTTCTTGGAACCTATCATTGGGATTTCCGACAGCTTTGATAACTCTATTCTTTAGGTCTGATTGGCCGCCATAAGGATCAACAATCTTATCATTGACAGGATCATAAGCCATAGAATTAATAGTAAGGTCTCGTCGAGCCAGGTCTTCATTTATATCATTGACAAACGCAACGAAGTCTGGTCGTCTTCCATCTGAATAGTCGCCCTCCGTCCTATATGTTGTTACCTCAAACATATCTTGTGGAGTAGGGCCAAGACTAACTGTAATAGTTCCGTGCTGGATACCAGTATCATAAGTCTTTGGAAAGACCTGTTTCATTTGTTCTGGCTTTGCGTTTGTGCAAATATCCCAGTCTTTCGGCTTGGTATTCATAAGAAGATCGCGAACGCAACCACCAACTAAATATGACTCAAAACCTTTATCTTGAAGCATTTTGCAGGCTTCAATGGCTTTGGGATTAATCTTTGATTTATCAATCTGAAACTCGGCGATCTTTATCAGAATACCATACTTCTTGCTAACCTGCTCTGCAAAATTAAACATCTTTTCCATAAGATAATGAGAAAATATTGTGTGGTGCAACCAATGGGAATCGGACCCATGACCTTCCCCGTTCAAGGGGACGCTCTACCGCTCGATTATATTTCAACCGGTATTAATCTATAACCTACATCTACTCTGAGCTATGGTTGCAAATCAAATTTAACAGAATGGGATAAGCAATTTATAAACAAGTTTTAGATTGTCTTTGCCTCTTTTGCAACTGCGGGACGAGCTAATAGTGCATCAACAGTTGTTTCTTCTGGCTCCCATTGTTCTTCAAGTCCATAACAACTACAATATAAAAGATTTGTGCTTTTGATTTATAAAGAGATTTAATAGACATTATTTATCCTGTATTACATATAGGTTACAATGGTGTGCATTTTATTTCGTATATAATTTTCGTCAAGTTCTAAATCTATAAT